GCTGTGTTTTCGATCACTTCAGCCAACACCGTAAAGGGAACATTCCTTGTAGCTAACACAGGAACTGGTCTTGCTGCTGCTAAGGGTGGATTCTCTGGATCTCTCTACTCAGCTGGTCTGTTCACAGGTGGCGACAAGACAATCGGCAACGGTGACATCGTTAACGTAACATATACTGCATCAGCCTAATGCCATCACTAGTACCTCGTCGATTTAGAGTACTACAAGCCCAACAGTTCCTTGAGAGCTTGAATGAGGCTTCGCCTACTCGCTATTATTTCTTTATTGGCAAACCACAGCCATAAGCGAACGCGATTCCTATTACGGGAACTGTGAAAACAACGACGTCATCGAATACGATTGTTGGACAAGGTACTTACTTCACGACAGAACTCGCAGTCGGTGATCGCATTGGTATTACCAATCAGTCGACTGTAGTTCGTGTGCATTCTATTCCGACTGCACAAACTATCATTGTTACACCACGCCCATCAGGCGCGAATACAACTGGTGCGAACGCTTACATTCGTAAATTGTTTTCGGAGTTGCAACCACCGGCTGTTACTACGACATATTTTAATATTAACTATGATCTTGTTGATGATATTACTTCACTGAAGAAAATTCAATCTACAGATGCAACGCACGCTGTTCCTCGCGTCAATTGGGCTAACAACACATTCTTCAATGAGTGGGACGACAAGTATGTTGATCCTCAAAGCGTTTCGCAAGATCAACTGCGTTTCTATATGATGACGGACGATTACAAGGTATATAAGTGCATTGATAATAATCGTGGCGCTAATTCAACATCGAAGCCGACAACAACAGGTACGTCGATTGAAACGACAGCCGATGGTTATCGTTGGAAATTCATGTACGATATTTCGTCTGGCGAACGTACCCAGTTTCTTACTATAGACTACATGCCAGTTAAAACGCTGACTGCTAATAACGGATCGGCTCAGTGGAATGTGCAGCAAACTGCGCGCGCATCAGGAAACGGTTCAATTCATCACGTTAAAGTAATAGCTGGCGGCGCTGGATATCTTCATACAACTAACACATTTCACACAGTAACCAATACTTCTTGGATGAAACTGAAAACAACAGCTTCGGGTATCGACGGAACCTATGTTGGTTCTAGTTTGTACATCAGCGAAGGTCCTTCAGCAGGTGAAGTTCGCAAGATCGTAAAGTATTGGGGATCAAATAACACTCTTATTGTCAATAGCGCGTTCACTGTGACACCAACTACATCGAGTCGTTATGTCATTTCGCCGCTAGTAACTATTCGCGGTGACTCTGGTGGAACGACTACTTCACGCGCGACTGCGTATGTGTCCGATACAACTGGCGGAAGCGTTCGTAAGATTAGAATAATCAGTCAAGGTCGTTCATATTCAACTGCGAACGCGACGATTACAGCCAACTCATCACATGGATTCGGAGCTACAGCTCGTCCAATTATTTCGCCACTCCATGGTCATGGATCAGATCCAGTCGACGAGCTTGGTGGTACCACATTGTTCCTAAATATCAGAACAACTGGTGCAGAGTCAAACACGTTTCCAACAAACAATGATTTCCGTTTGATTGGTATTATGCGAGATCCGATTCTTGCTAATGGCTCTTATGCTAATTCTACTGTTATCGATCAAACAACAAGAATTGGTGTTCAGCTAGTAACGGGCGATTTTATTGAAGACGAAATCGTAGTCGGAGCAACCAGCGGAGCCAAAGCTCGCCTTGTTTACTTCGCTAACACGAACGCTGCTAGAACTCAAGGTGTTGCTAAAGTCATTCGTGTTACTACAAACGGAACTGGTGGATCATTTACTCCAGGCGAAATTCTAACAGGAACGACTTCATCTGTTACAGCGAACGTGGTTTCTTTAACTAAGCCTGCTTTAAAACCACACACTGGTTTTGTCATATATACTGAAAATAGAGAACCTGTTCTTCGCGACCCTGCTCAGACAGAAGACTACAAGATAGCAATTAAATACTAATTGGAAGGTATCATGGCTGCAGAAGCTAATAACGTCACACTCTCAACGAACTTCAACGTAACACCATATTACGATGACTTCGATGAGACTAAAAACTTCCATCGTATTCTGTTCCGTCCAGGATTGGCTGTTCAGGCTCGCGAACTCACGCAGATGCAAACGATCCTTCAAAATCAGATCGATCGCTTTGCTTCGCATATCTTCAAAGAAGGTTCGACTGTTCAAGGTCTTGAATCAAACTATGATACACGTTACAGCTATATCAAACTGCGTAACACCAACACGACTGGTAACACAGTAACAGTCACAGACTTTTCTAATAAGATTGTTAAGGGTGTAACTTCTGGCGTTCTTGCGACTGTCGTTAAAGTTAACGACGGTTCTGAATCTACTTCGCCAAACTATAAAACGCTGTATATCAAGTATCTTGCAGCAAACAACTCAACTGGCTATCGTTTCTTTGCTAACAACGAAATCGTTAATACAATTGGTGGCGGAACCGTTTATTCAGCCAACACGATCAAATCGACGCAAGGTGGCGCAACTGGATTCGGTGCAGCCGTAACATTCAATTCTGGTATCGTTTATGCCAAAGATCACTTCATTCGCGTTCCAGAACAAACTGTAATTGTAAGCAATTATCACGCAACAACAGCATCTTCTCGCGTTGGCTTTGATATTACAGAAACGATTGTTACAGAAACAACTGACCAATCTCTTCTTGATCCAGCAAACGGTTCATACAACTATGCAGCTCCAGGCGCTGCTCGTCTCAAACTTACAGCCAACCTTCATTCGGTTCCGCTTACTGCTGCTGTATCTAACACATTCGTTGAGCTTTTCCAAGTTAAGGATGGCGTTGTTCAGTCGATCTCAACTCGTCCTCAGTATTCACAAATTCGCGATTATATCGCACAACGCACAGCTGATGAGTCTGGTGACTATGTTGTTAATGGATTTGAAATCAACGTTAAAGAACATCTTAAGAGCGGAAACAATCAAGGTGTGTTGACTGCCGCACAAGGCGGAAATAGCAGCTTGCTGGTTGTATTCGCAGAGCCAGGAAAAGCATACGTCAAGGGATACGATATCGAACGTATTTCTTCAATCACTAAATCCATTAATAAAGCTACAGACGTAGAAGCAGTTCAATCAGCTAAAACTCTTGCTGATTATGGTAATTACGTTATCGTTGACAACGTCGTAGGTAACTGGGATGTAAATACCCAAAACGTCGTTTCTCTACGCGGAACGCAACAAAACGCAGTAAGTTCAAACAATTTTTCTTCTACAGCTTTTTCTGGATCGCAAATTGGTACTGCGCGCGTTCGCGGAATTGAATATTACACAGGAACTCCTGGTCTCTGGAATGCACAGTATAAGCTGTATCTGACAGATATCAAGATGAACTCTGGACAGTCGTTTACTGGAGTTCAGTCTATCGGCTACAACGGTGGTTCAGGAACTGTTTATGGTAAGGCTGATATATTAGGTTCGAACGGACTTAATGCTAATACTTCAGATCCAAAATTTGATCGTGCTGTGTTTAGATTACCAGCTCAAGCGATCAAACGTTTGCGAAATACTTCAGGAAACGTAAATAACGATTACTCTATCTATAGGTCATTTCCAGTAACGTTTGCTGTAGACGGATCATTGTCGTTACCTTCAGGTGAAGCTGATGAAACGTTTGATGGAGCTGGCGCACTAAGCTCTAGCGCAACTCGCACAGATTTCTATGTTGTTTCAAGAACAAACGCGAACACTTCTAATCTTACTGGAACAGTTACGATTACGAGCGGTAGTAATAATGTTACCGGAAGTGGTACATCGTTTACGACGCAAGTAAATCCTGGCGATATCATTGGTTGTGATTCTGGTGTTGGGTTTTTGGTAAGTGAAGTCACTAACAATACAACGTTAAAATTGCTTGGTAATGCTAGTGCTTCAAAAGCTGGCGCTTTCCATAAACAGTTCAAGGTTGGTCAAGTGATCGACTTCGGTGGCGTTGGTCGCAACGGTAGCCGTGGAATCAGCATCTCTTCAAGTACAGCCACACTAAACATGAGAGAAACGTTTGGTACAACGTTTGATGGTACAGTTGTAGCCAAACTCAACAAGATTGATGCTCAAGAAAAAACAAAAAGTGTTGCTCGCAATCGTCTTGTACAGATTCATGTTGGCAGCAATCGCGGTGGTTCTGGATATACAGCCGATACAACTGGTCCGTGGTCGCTTGGTG